CCGTATGTTATCAGTAAGACATACTTACCAGATTTTTATCTTGTTGACTATGGTTTTTATATAGAGTTTAAGGGATATTTTAAACCAAGTGATAGAACTAAGCACAAGCTTATCAAAGAACAACACCCACTTATTGATATAAGATTTGTTTTTATGGACGCTAATAAGAAACTTAACAAGACCTCTAAAACATCATACGGATTTTGGTGTGATCAACATGATTTTGAATGGGCTGAAAATAAAATACCAGATGAATGGTTAACGAAGAAAAAAAAAGTAGATTGTAATAATATTATTAAAGAAGCTGCTAAAGGTGTTCCGTGGGCTGTAGAGTTAATGAGGATAATAAATCAAGAAGAGCAGTGGAATGAGGAGAAGAAAAAAATAATAATACCTTCAGTTAAAAGAAGGATTCCTTTTTACATAGAACATAGGCATCTTTATCTCTCATATCAGACATTTTATTTTAGGTTTGATTGGCCTCCCGATGTTAGAGGTATTATTGGTCAAAGAGAGAAAATTAAATCTCTACATACCCACGACCTATTTGAAGCTCGTCTTAAGAGGGATGAGTTGCTTACAAAATGTAAATTATTAGTACACAAAGTTAGAACGAATGACAAAACAAGAAGAACAAAAGAAAACATACGTAGTATATAATAAGGATATTATTTCTAACGAGATATACTCTTCTATCACCAGCATAGGAAGTAGTACTTTAACTACATTCTTATCTAAGAATACACAGCCATGTCCTGAGAAACTTATGTTCTTGTCTGTAATCTACCAAGCTATACTAGATGCAACTCAAATAGAGAAAAAGAATGAACCAAAAGATGTTACTAAGAATAGAGAGGAAGCTATTGACTGGTTCTTTAACGAAGAACATGTTGATGATCTATCTCAGATATGTACCTTAGTAGATACCGATCACAATTATCTTCGTAGAATTGTCAAGAAAATTATCAATAAAGATATTCCATTCCATCGTCGTCGTATTAATGTTTTGATCAACGAATTAAATTTAGAGATGAACAGAAGGGATTAAAAAAAAATGAAATACTCTGAAGATCCTATGTATCCAAAACCTTCATCATTAACAAAAGAAAAACAATCTGACACAGCTTTAGATAAACAGATAGGTGGGAACCATTATAAAGAGATGAGCATCCAGCCCATCGAATATATTGTCAAGAATAATCTTGGTTGGTGTGAAGGAAACATAATTAAATACATAACAAGACACCATCAGAAGGGTGGAGAAGATGATGTTAGGAAAGTAATCCACTATTGTCACTTATTAATGGAGCTTCACTATCCAAAAAACACTAAATCCTCCTGACGGGCCTCACAGCCCCGTACAGAAACATCTCTCCTTTTCGGGTATGTTGCATCATCTACTGGTAGAGTTGCGCGTCCTGAGCGATCCTACGGCTATAATTTTACTAGAATAGTGGTGAAGTCCACATCAGTCAACAAGTTTGGAATAAAAAATTATGTATGGACCAATTGTGCCGGTTTGTGAACAACTACATGCCGATAAATATCGTTTACCTAATGAGTCATTTGAAGAAGCTATGTATAGAATTACATATGCGATGTGTGATAATGATGAACACTCTGAACAACTCAAAGATATTTTTCTGAATATGAGATTCATGCCAGCTGGTAGAATCCAATCAGCTATGGGGAGTCCACGCGATGTTACTTCGTTTAATTGTTTTGTATCTGGCATCATTGAAGATAGCATGGAAAGTATCATGGCAAAAGCTACTGAAGCTGCTGAAACAATGCGTAGAGGTGGTGGAATTGGTTATGATTTTAATCGTATCCGTCCTATGGGGGATCGTATTGTTTCTCTTGATTCTTCTGCCAGCGGTCCTGTTTCATTTATGCACATCTATGATGCGATTTGTCGTACAATTGTTTCAGCGGGGCACAGACGCGGCGCGATGATGGGTGTCTTGAGGGTAGACCATCCGGATATAGAAACATTCATTCGATCAAAACAAAACACCAACGAACTAACCAACTTTAATATCTCTATAGGTATTACTGATGAGTTCATGGATTGTGTCGTAAGGGACAAGCCATTCCAGTTACGATTTAATGATAGGGTCTATAACGAAATTAATTCGGTGGCTCTGTGGGATGAAATAATGAGAGCCAATTGGGATTGGGCTGAACCCGGTGTCCTGTTCATAGATCGTATTAACCAAGACAACCCCCTAAATTATTGTGAGCATATAGAATCTACTAACCCGTGTGGTGAGCAGCCTCTACCCCCTTACGGTGCGTGTCTGTTGGGTAGTTTTAATCTTGTACAGTACATGGACGAAGGTACCTTTCTTTATGACAGACTAAAGGAAGATGTTGAACCTGTTGTGAGGGCTATGGATAACATCATAGACCGTACCAACTATCCACTTGACCAACAGGAGTCGGAAGCTAAAGACAAACGTCGTATGGGTCTTGGTATCACAGCTCTCGGTAACACCCTTACTCTTCTTGGATTAAAGTATGGTAGTCCTGAAGCTCTTAGATTTGTACGAAGAGTGTTGGGTATCATCTGTCACTCAGCTTACGAAGCAAGTTCTGATCTAGCCAAAGAGAAGGGTTCGTTTCCTTTATTCGATAAGGATAAATATCTTGAGAGTAGTTCATTCGTTCAGAGACTACCGCAAGAGTTAAAGAATAAGATAAAGACAAATGGATTAAGGAACAGCCACCTAACATCCATAGCTCCTACTGGTACCATAAGTTTTTGTGCAGACAACATCTCTAGTGGGCTTGAACCCGTGTTCGCACTAGAAGTAAACCGAACCTTAATAACAGAGAACGGACCAACCATAGTTAATCTTAAGGATTATGTCTATAACAGGTACGACATAAGAGGAGAGACTGTAGATGATCTTGATACAGATGCTCACCTATCCACGCAGATAGCAGCACAACCGTTCATAGACAGTGCTATATCAAAGACAATTAATGTGGGGGATGGGGTTACGTTTGAGGAGTTTAAAGAGATCTATAAGAAAGCATGGAAGGGTAAACTAAAGGGTGTTACCACCTTCCGTATTGCAGGAAAACGATATGGTATTCTAAACAAAATAGAACCAGCCACTAAAGAAGAATCCAATGGAGGTAATGCGTGTTTCTTCGATACAGAGACTGGTTCTAAATCTTGTTCCTAATCTTCAGGATAAATCACAGGATCTATAGGAATATTTAGCCGCACAATCTCCTCTGGATAAACCACAGGATCTATGGGAATAATATTCACAGGATCTACAGTAATAACCACAGGATCTATAGGAATCTTTGGCTGCACAACCTCTTCAGGATAAATCACAGGATCTATGGGAATCTTTGGTTGTTTTTTATCTTCATCATCGTGATTACACGCAGCAATCATAAACATAGGTACAATAAGTAACGTCGTTAGTATTTTTTTAAGCATGTGTTCCACCTGCTAATTTAAGATATTCAGATTTTCTTCCGTCAGTAGCAAACAACATATCCTGTCGTTCATCTACCCATACATCAGAATAGTCGCAACCGGCATACTCATCAAAGTAAGGTCCACCAATAGTCCAGTGAATGTTAGATATCTCTGATACATCTACACTCTGATCATAACCTACCAGATGATTCCATTTGTGTGGGATTTCTCCGATAAGATTATCGTCACCTAACCATTTAAACTGATGAAGATCAAGACCTGTTGCTGTATTAACGTATTCAGGTGTCAGTGCTGTGCATTTATTACAGTTATACAACACAACACTTGACCAGTTTTTCTTCTCGTACTTGGTCTGTGTAGCACCAAGAAATTTAACCTTCTCTTCTGGATCATGATCGTGTTTGACTACCATGACTGCATACCTGTCATCACATAGATCAAACAGGTTAGCCATATCATCAAGCACCAGCATATCACAATCCATAAACAAAGCCCAACCCTTATAACCATTAAGGTATGGGGTCAGGAATCTAGAGAACGAGAACTGTGTGGATTGAAGTAGGTTTCTATCACGCCACATAAGTCCTCCAAGCTGAGATAACATCAGTGGCGTAATGGATACCGGACGGCTGGCTCTAGCGTTAATAGAGTGAGCCAACACATTATAGGCTGCGATCTCGTTAGGATCCCAACCAATAAAAATAGGCATTACGTCTTTATTCATAGCTTTTTCTCTCCTTTAAAATAAAACTACGAATACACAATAATACCTTTTAATCTGATATACAATACCCCAATTGTTCACGAAGCTTTGCATAATCAAGCATCATGTCCAGAACCGCTGAATCTGTTTCAAGTTGTCCCAGTTCAGTCGCAGCTTTCTTCTGTTGTTCGTGGGTATAAACAACAACAGGTGGGCAGGTATTAAAAACCCCCCTTACGCAACCGGTCAACAAGCTCACGCACAGTAGGCTTGCGAGTACGTAGCTGCTTGTCTTTAATTTCGACTGTCTCATCTAGATCTTCCTTCTTTTGTGAGGTCTTGCCCCACCGGAATACGGCCCAAAACATGAGCACAATTACCAGTGAGGCAATACCAAACCCTATTAAACTAGACATCATCAGCGTTGATATTCTTTCCGAAATTACCAGCTAATAGATTGAGAACTTTTAGAATCGAGTTTATAATAGTATCGTCTGCTTTAGAGGGAGTTAGTGCAGTCACCGCCGTCGCGGCTGTCACTAATCCACATAGAGCCTGTACCCATTCAGGTATCAATGCCCATACACTCAATAACATTTCCATTTTATAAAATATCCTTTTTTTTCTGTTATTTTTTTTCTCTCAGGTTTTTTATAGAGATAAACCTTATTTATATAATATACCTAATAAACCTCAAATATGAAAGATTGTCAAGTATATTTCTTGTCGAAACTCTGTTTGATTTTATAGTCAGATGTCTTAAATATGGTTGGTACCATACCATCTCCGTACACATAAAGATCCATATCAACTTCCTGATCTCGCTCAAGAAGAGATTCAAAGTCTTGAGCTAATGCCAGTAATTCACCGGTAGTATAGAACGTTGTTTCTTTATTTGTTTTCTCATTAAGGATACCAACCTTAAGCCATTTCTTTTTACCATACAAATCTTTTTCTTCTATATCTTTAGGTGTGCCCTCATAGCAACAGTCCATACCAAAGATATGAAACTCTCTGAACCCCAACACATGCATAACACCAACCGATCTCATGGCTGAACAAGTACCACCTGTTATCATTTGTACTCCTTCAAGTTCTTTCATGTCTGTCAGGGAGTTAGTAAATGCATGCCATCCAAGTAGTTTACCTTTGTTCGTTTTGATGTGTTTGGTTACTTCAGGATTGGTCATGCTTGCAATAATATAATTTGTTTCAGGATGTGGTTCCTCAAGTAAGTCTTTTCTTACGTGACCATGTGTTGATACACCGTCGAATGGGCGCGGATCAAGAATGACACAACCCCACGGAATAATACCGTTCTCAATTAAAGGATTGTGTGAATGCTTAACACAAACAACCTTTGCACCTGAATCCTGAAGCTTCTTAATCTTGTTTAGATTCTTCTTCTTCTTGAACGAAGGGCCACCTGAAACTATAACAGTCTTTCCGTCATGCCAATGACAGGTTTCAACCATACGTTTGTTAAAGAGTTTAAGATTTTCTTTGACGTTAAACTGTATGTTATCTGAAGGTACACAGTCTCTTGGATTAACCTGTACAGGTACTCTATTAACATCAGGTAACTTTGGAAGCTTAGGATCATTTACAATCAACGCAAGACTAACATTCCCCCCACCTTTAACCCGATCACTGGAAGGAATAATTATCCGTTGCTTTTTACCGGTACGCTTCGTACCTCCCAACACATCATTATAAATATCATTGACGCCCCTATACTCTGGTTCTGGTATACCTCCTGATTCATCTTCAGTATAATAATCATCCATAACTATGACAGGGATGTTCTTGCAGTGATTAAAATCGCTCTTGACAGTTTCTATTGATTGACCACCATCTATAAAAACAAAATCGGGAAAAATATTATACATCCCACACATGCTTTTATCCTTTAGGATCTTCAGTTTCTCTTTTGAATCTCCTTTTATAAGATGGAACGTAAGTTTCTTATCCTCTAATTCATATTCTTTAGCTAACGCCTGAAGCTTTAAAGAAACTGCTTTCTTAGAGTAGTGAGCTTTTACATTAAATTCTTTCTTATCGCTAACCTCATCAGCATCTTCAAATAGATCTATGCCTGTGTAGTGTACTTCATCACTGTTCTGGAAAGCTGCCATAATCATACCGCAAGCTGTGTCTCCATTCCATGTACCGACCTCAAGAATATTCTTTCGTTTATAATGTTGAACCGTATTAAACAGGTCATGGTATCTGGCGGCAGTTACTCTTACTTCTCGACTGGTACGTTTCCTGTTGCCCTTTAAATGTATAATAGCTTTACTGAGTTCACATAGATCAAACGCTTCCAGTATCGTACAGTCAGGTGTCAGGTCAAGAGAACGCATACCATGTGCTTCATGTATGATACGCACCCTATCAAACACGAAGTTATCTGCGAAACACTTGAGTTTTAAAACCTCATCGCTGTTGTAGTAATTAACGTAATCATCCATAAATACAGGGGTAACACTACTACTAAGATTGAAACCTATAAATGAAGAACACGTTGCATATGCGTCTTTACGACCAAGATAAACGATGTCATATTCACTATCACAGACTTTCTTGAGAAGTTGAACTCCAACTGGTTCGTAGGTAACACTGTCGGCGTCGAGCCAAAGTAACCATTCAGTTTTGGCTTTATTAGCTGCCATGTTTTGTGCATATACTTTGTGACAAAATTTGATGGCATCTTCGTAGAAGTTGTAAGGTTTTTGTGGGAGTGTTCCATTGAATTGTTTGTTCCTTTCTTTGAAGTCTATTAAATCTTGATTGTCAAGCAGGTCTATATATTCTATGTTGTCTACCTGCGGGGCATCTTCCGGCATAGGGAAACCGTCACAATAACAAAGCAACTTAATTGTTTCAGGCCAGAACTCTATGAAACTTTCAACAAACCTTTTACCATACGTTTCCCAATCACGCACAGCAAAGGATGTTACGACTGTGAAATCTTTATTCATTATCATTGATCCAATAAATTATTGGTTAAAAAATTCTTAGGCATTTTATGCATGTATTCTATCCAGATATCACTATACGGACAGTTCCGGTATTCTTCAAACCACGGTCCACCTTTGGTATAGTGAATAGCTTTAGGCTCTATAGACTTACTGGTTATATCCGGAACGTAGTTCCATTCAGGTGGTAGTCCTCCAACATTTTCTTTGGTGGTCCACCTGAACTTATGAAGAAACGAACCCGTCGAATCATTAACGACAGTCTTATTAAGACGCATAACATCCGGATGCTGTAGATTAAACAACATCAACGAAGACCAAAGCTTTTTACTGTAGCGTGTCTGTATGATTCCATCAAGTTTATAACGTTCTTCCTTTGGGGGTACCCAGTTAAACTTAACACACATTACAGCATACTTCTTATCTACCAAAGAAAATAATTTCGACACATCATCCAGAAAAAGAAAGTCACCATCTACAAACATGGCCCACCCTTCCTTCTGTTGGAGTTTACATAGTTCCGGAACAAGAAAACGTGAGAAAGAAAACTCTGTAGAAAAAGGCTTACTATCTAGTGTGTCAAAGTATTGACCGGTTTCAGATAAGAAAGCCTTTCTGTAATATAGATGTTGGGTTTGTAAGTTCCTGCGATTGAGGAACTGGATAGAACAATCATCGTTATGGAGTGAGATACTGTACTTTGCAACAACAGATGATAGAGCTACGCGGTTGTCCCACCCTATAAAGATGTGGTTCTGCTGAGTAGTAGTCATGGTTATACTTATTTACTGGTGGTTAAAAATGCTAGTTTAGGATAGTTTCAATATATATACAAGAGGAAAAAATTAATATCCTTTTCTACTCATAGCCTTTTCAGTTACTAATCCTCTTAACAACTTATTAACTTTTTTTCTTGCAGCTGGTTCTGATGCTATACCAAATCGTTCTTGGAGAGCACGATTAAGCATTGTTCTTTCGGTTAGTTTAATAAGATGTTGAGGACGACCCTCTTCCATCGCTTCCTTGTTAAGTTTTCCGATATCTCTCAAAAGATTTTCCTGAATCTTAGTAGCTTCTTTATATTTATCCATATCCCCTGCTTCATAGAAGATTCTTTTTTTCTCTCCTATTCGTGCAAGTTGACTAAAATAATATTCCTTCTTGGAAGAAGCAGACATATTAAGATGATTGATAAGTTGGTTCTTTAAACGTTCTTGACGAAGAGTATGAGGAGAAAATCCTATAATACGAACCATATTTTCTAATGTATTCAGTTTTCGATTTGGTAAAATAACCCGACCCGAATGTGTTCTCACTGGTTCGGAGGGATCCCATATAGCTATCGAAGCATCTATCATATTTCTAGCACCTATAGGTAAAGCACTAGAAATAAATCTTACAGCTGGCATTACCCTTTGTCCTTCCTTAGAATCAAAGAAAGCGTTTCCAGCTCTTCTCATAGAGTCTACAAATACAGCACCTGTTGGGCCAGCAGCTACAGATAGATCACCACGTATTAGATCCCACGGAACTATTTCATTAATAACCATACGTTTTGATATATCAACACCAGTAATTCTACTGAGTGGGCCACGCATTAACATATCAATCGAAGCTTCTCCTGCTCCCATGTCTGCCAATACTTCTCTCATACCATCTTCAATATCAAAACCATATCCACCAGCAGCTTTGGATGCATGTTTTATTATCTGTTTAAGGTTATCCCCCCACGGCATTCCCATTGCACCCCCGACAAAAACTGTGCCAAGTAACAAGCTTCCAAGTAATATACTTCCAGATTTTCTATTAACAGCTCTCTGTTCAGCAGACATTTTTCTAGCTGTTGCTCCACGCCCCATCGTCATTTGAAGAGCTTGTGCCCAAAGACTTAGTGTGTTTATTGTGTAAGGCATGAACTGTGTCATAACGTTACCAACCGGATTCTGAAAGTATTGGGGTCGATTTTCTTTACTTATCAGGTACTGTGATTTAAACACCAACATATCTGTAGCAGTAGCTAACGTAAATTCTTCAGCGGAATATATAGTTTGATCCTTAGTAAAGGTTTTAAATTTCTGGAACATCTCATCTGAACTACTAGCAAGACGGTGGGCAGCGAGTGAGGCTGTAATACGGTTTACTTGCTCAATAAAACCAAACATATATGCACTGGCTTTTACGACATTTGCAAATGCTTTACCCCACTCACCCTTAAACTTATTTTCTACGTACGATAATTGTTCTCTCATATTACTGCCTTGTTCAAGATTATTGATAGCCTGAATAATTCCTTCGTGATATTGTCTTTTAAGATTATTCCATTCTGCTTCAGTCGTGATTCCTTTTGCAGATTCTGGCATTGTATCGTAGTTGAAATTAAAACCATATGTATCAAGATTTTTCATCTTATTTTCACTTAAACGTATAGCATCTCTAAAGGCTTTTAATAATGTACGTGTAACCAACAAGGGAGAATGACCAAAACCTACTATCATCTTTAAGAGAGGAGCAGTAATGATCCATGTCTGAGATGCATTAACCAAAGCCGAGCTTATATTGAAACCAATAGTCATATGGAATGTAATAGATTTTATAGTTCCACTCATATCTTCTGGTGATCTGATATATTTAAAATAGTTATCCATGTATTTTCCTAATTCCGGATTTACTTTATGTAGTTTAGTCAGAATTTCTTGTCGTGCTTTACGAAATACATTAGATGAAACAGCATTAGAAACAGCTGTTACGTAATCAATAAATTGTTTGGCTGCAAAATTCCCTATATTTTCAGGTGTAGCATGGCCTAACAAAGGATCCCGGCGACCACGTTTACCCCTTTTCCTTCTCATAAGAATCTTACCAGCACCAGCTGAACTAGCTAAATTACTTATATTATCTATAAACCTACTAACAGTTGGTTCATCTTCAAAACCATAAGCTGCAGCTAACCTTTCAAGAACTGGTATTTCTTGGTTAGAGATAAACTCTTTGATTTCATTTAGTGTTTGTGGTTGCACGTTTGAAACTTGTATACGATCCATATCGTAACCAAGATCTATCAATTGTTGTGTGACTTCAGCTTTGCGTTTTTCTAGTCTTTTTTGTCCACCATATTTTCGCAACGCAACATCACCAACTTGAGGATCTTCATTCTCAACCATCAATGTCTGTATGGTACCATCTTCATGTTCATACTTTACAGAGAACATATACTTACCACGCCTCTGATGAGATATATAATATGGATTAGATTTTTTATGACTTATGGTATCGTGAACAAGCTGTAAAGCACCAATATTATTCACAGTATTCTTTAGAGCAACTACCCTTTGTTCGGATCTTTTTAGATCCTTTGGAGGTAAATTAGATTTGTCCTTTTCAAATGTTTTATTTTTCTCTTCGTATAGTATATTTAATTGTCCAGCCATTTCTCCAAGCTGATCTCTTATTTGATTGGATACTTTTGCTGAAGGTCTTTTATTCTCGCTTCTAAATTCAGTTATTTTACTTATTGCTTCATCTATATTACCTTTTAAAGTTTCAAAGTCAGGTAAAGCAACCTGTTCTTCTTTACCATCCTCAAGAAATCTGGTATATACTTTATTTTGTCCTGTAGCTTCTACTATGGTTTTTTCAAAATCTTCTATATAACTCTTTTGAAGTAGTAAATAATTTAAAACAGAGTCCCATAATTTATCTCCCAATGAATCAAAGGTATCTTCTTCTGTTATTTTTACTTCAGTTACTTCATTCTTATCATAATCGAACTCTATCATCGGACTACCAGCTAAAATTCCTGTAATAACCCCAACAGCATTTGCATCAAGTGCATTACTGTAACCTCTTCTCATAGCCTTATAACCATTATATTCTTCTGCAGTAAGACTAACTGTTTCTCCGGGTTGGAGTGTTGCCCCACCTTCTTTTACACCCAAGGAATTAAGAAAAAGTTTTAAACTCTTTTCACCATGATGATAAGCTTCCATTGGTTTATCATTTTCATCTAGTTCATATTCAATTTCACCATCTTTATTCTTAGTCCACTCTAATAATAAATCATATGTGGGTATTACAATAGACGCACTACCATCATTGTTCTCTATTATTTCTATAATCTGTGGAATCTTAGAAGGAGTACCGTCCTCATTTACTTTTGGAGGATTAAGTTTGGACAACTCTTCTATAATAAGACTAAACCTACCAATGTTAGCTGTTTGGGTTTTCGACTGTCTTAAGAAATCAGGGACTCCTTCTGTACTAAGTAGATTAGTCTGTGTCAGCTCACGCAGCCGTCGCATATAATCTCCAACCAATAAGGCTGGTCGCGCCTCTGAATATTTTTCACCAATCCGGTGAGGCATAGCGAACCCTCTAGCATTTGCCCAAGCAGCTTGTGCCATTTCTGAACCTGACATATCTTGCAGTACTTCTTTATAAGCTTCTGTATATGGAGCCTGTTCTTCGGGGCTAAGTAATTTATCACCCCCAAGCATATGTTTAATCCATCTCATCGTACTTCCCATCGTCATGGTTTTATATAAAAGATTTGGATGGAAACCTTTTACAGCTTCCTCAATTACATTATCATCACCAAACGCGGTAGGAGAATTAGGATCAAGTGATTCCATAAGTCTCCCTGCATAAACATCCTGCATTGCATGATATTCTTCAAGTCTTTCTTCATTATTAAGTTTATTCAAAAGAAATTCAGTCTCTTGTAAATTTAGTTCATCTATCTGAACTTGATCTAAAAGAAGTATATCATTTAATTCCATTCCAAGTATTTCTGATCGTATTGGTTCTATTCCAACTTCTATTGTTTCTGTCTTCGATTGTTCTTTTTTCCTTCGTTTTTCATTTCTTTCTATTACCGCTCTACGACGATGTAATTTTTTGTTGGTATCTCTTTTTATTTTAATACCTCTTTCGTTTTGTTGTGCTACAAGATTTTCTATTTGTTCTCGCGTAGGAGTCCATTCTTTTACTCTCCTTTTTACAGCTTCCTCAATTTCTTTATTCGTAGGTGACAATCTTTTTTCACCTCTTTGAGCCGCACCTTCCTTTTTAGCCTCCATATCAGGACTTTGAAGTACTAGTCGTGACACTTCTATTGGTTTATAATCTCTAGATTCCTCACCAAATAAGGCATTCACTTCTAAAGCACTTTCTTCTCCTAAATTTCTTGAAAATTCAATATAACCATCTATGGTGTTACTATCTGGTAGATGTCCCATCCATTTTCTAAGTCTTACTTTATCTACACCAGCTATATGTCCGGGTACACCTTCATGATGTAAGGTTGCATATGTATGTCGGTTCTTAAGGGTATCAAAACTGTCTTGTCCAACTCCCGCTATTTTTGCCAGCCTATTCAGTATTTTATTTTGATCATTATAGAATAAAGTGCTTAAATAATATCCCTTTGAATATCCATAACTATCTCTAACCCCCTCAGAAGTTAAATCAGATGCTTCATCATATCCTATCTTACCATTTAAGGAAGGAAAGAGATATGTATTAGCATCTTCAAAAATTATTTTATTTTCATCATCAATTGCTTTAAGTTCTTCTTCGGTTTTACCTTCTTTATCTTCTCGTTTTAATTCTACCCCTGCTTTTCTAGCTTCAGTAAGCTCACTACCCTCAAGTATTTTACCATCCGGACCTCTATAAGAAAACCTTTTATCTTCTAGAACTTGTTTAAGAATCTTAAGATCATGTGGTCGTCCGTACTTTATATAATCTTCAACTGTGCTTATAAGATCTTTCGGTATAGCCCCTTCCTCTACTGTTATAGTTCGTGGACTATGTTCTTTCTTTGTTCTAAAATCTTCAATTTGTATTCGGCCTACAGCTTTCTTTGTGCCAAGTATTAAGTTCTTTTCTACTGATTCAAGATCCAGTTGGAGAATTTCTTGCTGACGAAAACCACCACGAGTTCCTAGACTAAATATGGTTGAAAAACGTATAAGATCCAGAAAACTATTCCATTCTTCAATCCTTTCACCAGTCTTTTCAGCTTCTCCATTTTTTAATGCTTGCCATTTTATACCAATTCTTAAACGCATATCATTAATTATATTAAATAATTCTTCACGAGATAATGGAGGTACACCCATTAAAGGATTACGGGATAGATGGTCAAAGTTTTCTAAAGGATTATATTCCATTCTAGGTTTTTCAAGCCCTGCCTCTTCTAATATAGTTTTACTACCTTTTTCACTTGCTCTATATTGAGCTCCTTTTCCACCTTCTGTTCCTGTTAGAAACCTAAAATAAGCACCTATATTCTGAGAATATTTTCTTGCGGTTTGGTATGCGAGTCCTCCACCTGATTTATGGATAAGATGTTTTTGATATTTCCGATATAAAAATTTTATTTCTTCTTCTGTTAATCGAAATACAAAATCACCTGCAAACTTTTCTTCAAGTTTTAAAAATTCTTCGGCTCTTTCTCTACTCATATTAGCCCAATATTGACCACCAAGTTCTCCTAACTTTTTGGCATCTTTGACAGACATGTCATCAAATGTTTCTTTAATTTCCTTTTGTTTTAAAGCCCAATAAACAAAACTAAAAAATGAATCTATTTGGCCCAATACTGACGTAGAACCTAATTTATTTCCCTCTCTATAAGTTTTATATATTTTTCTTGCTTTATCCCAATCATCTATTTCCCCCCTTTTACCCTTATGATATTCAGAAGGTACCATATAGGCAGGTTTTTTACCCTTTTTTCTAGATGTAGACTTATTGTCTAGTTCCCTTAAAAAATCTTCTTGGTGCGCATATAGTTGTTTAACAGTTTCTTTCTTTTCGTCTACTCCCTTTTTTTTCAAGTACTGACTAAAAGCTTCACCACTATCTAAGACTCCATAATTATTAAGATACGTACCAATTAAACTAATAGTGGCTTCTTGTCGTTTAAAAATAAACATCGGCGATGTTCTTTCGTCCACTTCTTTTTTTATTAACACTTTCTTTTTTATTAACTCTTCAACCTGTTCAGTATTTAATTTACGAACCGCAAAACCCCTATCTGTAAGAATAGGGATTGGAAAACCATCTGGAACAACTTCCCATTCTTTTCCCACTAATGGATTATCTGTTATTGAGTTCATCGCTGTATCATCCCAAAACTTTAAATCAGTTATTCCATCCTCTTTTGCTTTTTTATAGTCTGCTCCTTTACGTTTTAGTATAGCGTCGCTTACAGTCGTAACACCCGGTGTACCATCTTCTGTTAGTACTTCGTCTTTATCAGTTACTCCTTCTTTTTCTTCTTCTTCTACTACTACTTTTTCTTTATCTGCTATTTCGGCTATAGTTGGAGCCGAAGGTGCGTTTTCCCCTCTTTTTTTAATAATAGTGGCTTTTTCTCCTACCATTCGCCTCTTAGCAAAATTAATAGCGTGGGCATCACGAACCAGAGA